CACAAGCTCCTCATAAAACTTGAACAGATTGAAAATGCAAACAGATCGGGGTGTGCAGATTTGCATTATGACATGTCAAAAGGTTCATTCAACTTCAAAGACAACCATAACGCTGTTCCGTTGGAAATGTGGCGCAACATGCTACTATCTGAAAACTTTGATTCAATCTGTTTGATGTTGAAATACAGAATTTCTGGTGTTGTCAACCCGGTGCCCAAAGCTGAACTTGAATATTTCCAGCTGGTGCCGGATAGCAAAAGACTGACCCAGCTCAACCTACACCCGTTTTATGCATATCATCCCACCTCTTTCCTGGCACCAGCGGTTGACTTGGATCTTGACAAGTTTAGGGGTACTTACTCTGAAGCGTTATTTGGCAACTTCAAGTACCTGGATGATGCTTACGAATCAAAACTCATTAAGTCCATAACAAATATGGACTCTAAACATGCTAACATAGAAGCCCTGAACAAGCACTTGAGTAGTTTGACCCCAAGGCCATTTTCATCCATGAGGATAAACAAAGGGTTGATAATGGATGCAGTGGATAGTTACAAATCTAGAATGGCTGAAATAAATCATGGGGCAGAAACTGTTAAGATAACCCACGCTAAGCCTCCATTCCTTTATCCAGTGTATAAAGTGTCTTCGGAGAGTTACTCTGACTATAAGTCAAAGCCCCGCCTGCTAGACCAGCTTTGTAATATAAACATCGGTCCATTAACCAGTAGGATTTTGCAAATTGCAAATAATGACAGCTTCACTTTTGGCGGTAACAAACTTGCTGTTGATGTCAACAGTTCAGTCAGAAGGAAACTAGCTGAGGTGGGCAGGGCGGCCAATTCTCTGCAGAAAGATTACATGAGGAAAACCAATTCAAGGACATTCCCGAAGTTGAATCAAGTGCCGGGGGGGGCTGAGTTTATATCAGAATTAGCAAGGCTGAACAAGCAACTTAGGGCTGAAACTGGTAAAGTTAAGAAAGAATACAGCTTGATAAGGCTGCCCACCAGCGGGAAATCAGAAATGCATGATTCTTTCGAGTTTGAAATGCAGCATTTTAAAAAGAAAGGAACAACTTCAGTATTTAAGGGCGTTGGTGATCATATAAACTTTGACTGGTCTGAGATGTGTTACAACAATTTAAAAAACGCCCTACTCAGCCAATCGGGTGTCAATTGCCCTGACGAATATTATTCCGACCATGTTGCCGCTGACTCCAAAATGCTCATGGATTTGAAAAGCAAGCATGTCTCAGATAATTCAGGTTTTAAGAAGTATTTGATGGGGACTTTCCTTTACCACTCTGCAGCTTTTGTGTCTCGACTCTGTCATACGCTGATGTTCTTGTCACAAACCCCGACTGGTGGTGACAATTTCTGTATCGACAATTTGGGGTACGATGACGTAATATTGATAGTTAAAGGTGGCAAAAAGATCTTTGGCACGAAGAGATCTCGGCTTTTCAAGCTCATCTACCCGACATTCGAGTCAAACACAGACATGCATTTCCCCATGTCATTGCAATCCAGTTTCAGGAGAGTAGATGTTGGCGGGAAGTTGTGTTTAATAACTCCATGGATGAACATGCACGAGACAGCACTTTGTGATGGCATCACATTCGTGAGTAGGATTGCCGGTTTTATCACTTTAAACAATGATGGTGGTGACTTTGGCGATGCGATTGACAAGTGCTTCTTCAATGTCATACTTTCATATCATAACAGGAGAAAAACTGAGGCTTTTTTACACAACCTTCGGTATATCACAATGAATTGCCTTTCAATATTTTCTAATGTTTCAGATATACTCAAGGAGTTAGCTGGCTTCAATTATGACTGCCTGCAGTCTTATGTAAGAGATTGCATAAGCAGGAATTTTGCTGAATTTGCTGTGAAGTTGAAGAATTTGCATGAAATGCATCAGGGGAATTTCCAAAATGCACTTAAGGAGGTTGGATTAAGGCATATTTTCAATGGGCACAAAATGCACACAGTACACGACTTAGCAAATTCAGTATACAGCACCTACTTAATGTCCAAGGCCCCTACTACTCAAGTTTTAGAACAATATGCCAATTTCAGGGACATGCTTGAAACACATAAAGTATTCACAGATCTCGACACAGATGTTTTTGACGGTAAGTTAGATGTTACTATAGATGAATACCCGAATTTTGAGGAATATTATGCCAATCTGCATTCCAGCGATTTCAAATACGATCCAAAATTTTGTGTGACAATTGGAAAGTTC